GCAGTTGTATGTCCAATACTGCTCCATGTTTTCCGGAAGGCGGGAGTAGTCATCCATCTCGTCTTTCCAGTACCGGTGCCAGTGACAGTACATGGAGGAGAGGAAGTCGAGCGCCTTGGGGATGCCGGGGAACAGCACATGCTGAGCGATCATGGTATCAAAGCCTTGGTGGGGGAGATACCCGAGATGCTTGGCGAAATGCTGGTTATCGTAGTTGAAGTTCTGGCCTACGACCTCGACGAGGGGGTGGGTGAGTAGCTCCTTTAAGAGGAAGGAGAGCTCGATCTCCTCCTCCTCGGTCCAGTAGTGTCCGTCAAGGGTGAGGAAGGGGATGCAGAGAGACTCCCGGCAGCTCCACGCGATGCCGATACAGGAGATGTGCCGGGCGATTGTTTCAATGTCGCAGGCGAGCATCAACTCCTTCCCGGAAAGGGGGACGGCAAGCAGCTCGAGAAGGGTGGAACGGGCTAACGCGAAGGTGGGCCGGATGCGAAAGTCGTAGGTGGGGTATACGTACAACTCGGGATGGGCGGCACAGTTCTGGGCGCGCTGCAGGTCCCGTACGCAGAACCCGCGGGTTTGGTACATGCGCTGGACGAAGGAGGGTGAGTAGGTGGGGATAACCCAGGGCTTATTCGGGCACTCGAACTTCGCGTCGAGGAGTGACCCCCTCCAGGTGTCCACGGAGCCGTAGATTCCCGCCATAGCGAACATGGCAAAGTCTCCGAGGGCGATAACCACCTTCGGGTTGATCTGGCGAACCTCCTCCAGCACCGCTTCGATATGCGGAATTACGGAGGGGGAAACCCACGCCCCATCTCGCGAGGAGGTCAGCCCGTACTTCTGCGCCTCGGACTTCTTGGTGGAGTAGAGAAAGTCGCAGGTATCCCCGGCGGGGCGGTGCTTCAGCACAGGGGTGACGTAACACTCGGCAAGGACAATCCCCGCCTCGTGAAGCATGGAGGCGAAGAAACTTCCCGAGTGCCCGGAGAGGGGAGCCCCCTTCCACAGATCATCCGCCGTGGCGAACTCTGTTACGATGACTATGGAAGCGTTCGCCGGTCCCCTCGGGTTAAGGGTCGGCGTAGGCATTATGGCTCCAATCCGAAGGAGGGCAGATCGAGGGCGGACTCCTGCTCGTCAAGGCGGGACAGACCGAGCTGGAAGTATTGGGGGGAAATCTCCATCCCAGTGGCCTTGAGGCGGAGCTTGTTCGCGGCGGGAAAGATCGTGCCGGAGCCGGAGAAAGCGTCGAGTACGGACTGGCCGGGATAGCAGCTGCGGGAGAGGAGTTCGGAGTAGAGCGGGACGGGCTTTTGGGCGCCGTGGTCGCGGTCTGTAACCATCGGACAGGTAATGACATCCGGGCCGACCTTGAGAACCTTGCGGTCACCCTTAGTGGCGAAAAGGATCATCTCGTAGGTGCGGCGAGGCCCGTACTCAGGCTTTGGCAGCATCCCGTTGAGTTTGTTCCAGATAAGCGGCGTAGGCCATACGTTCCACCCGTGGAGGGCAAACTCAAAAGAAATGTTAGCCCAATATCTGGGGTCGAGAAAGACGTAGATGTGGGCCTGAGGCTTGCAAACGCGAAAGCCTTCTCTGGCGAGGATACGATAGCAGTCCATGGCATAATCTTCGGTGTCCTCGTAAGCGTGTTCGGTGGAGGCCATGTCCCCGAACTGATCCGCGTTAATCCCGTAAGGGGGGTCGGTGAGAATGCAATCGAACTCGCCGTTCGGCATTCCCTTGAGCAGATCGAGGGAATTCCCGAGAAGCGCGGTGTGCTCGGACTTGGACTGGTCGAACTGCTCAGCCAGCTTCGCGCGGTGCTCGGCCTCGGCCTTCTTCTTGATAATCTTTATCGCTTCCTTCTGGGTCTTAGCTTTTGCAACGTCTGGATCAGCGAGGTGCTGGGCGACAACCACCGCCTCGGTAACTTTGGTGATCTCACTCCCCAGAGCCGTATGACCAGCAATCTCCGATGCTGTGTCCCGAGCGGTGTGAGGTATTCCCTGCGCAGCCTTCTGCGTCCGGCGAAGTTCGTCCAGCTCAGCAATGGCCGCAGCTTGGTCTTGCCAAGATAGATCCTCACGATGGGTATTCTCCTCGAGCTCAGCCTCACGAAGAGCGAGCGAAGAGAGTTCGGAGATAAGCGTAACAGGGAAATGGTTGGGCGAGACGGTAATCCCGTCGCAAGTAAACGGGATATTAACTTCTGAAAGCGAACGGATAGCGCGGGACCGGCGCTCCCCTGCGACGAGGACATAGTTTTCTCCTTCCGGACGGACTACTGGTGGATGCAATAAACCCTTTGTCCGGATGGACTGGGCGAGGTCTTGTAGCTTCTTCTCGTCGAAGGTACGACGCTGGCGGTTTTCAGGCACAATTAGCTTGTCGAACGGAATGACTTTCATGATAGCCTCGAAAAAGGGAAAATAAAAGGAGGGGGAAAAGCCCCCCTCCGAAAACCCGGATGAACGGGTTAGAGCTTGGCCACCGCGCGAACGTCGGCTTGGATCGTCTCGTTATCGCGCTTGTCGATGGAGTGGGCGACCTTGATCTTCGCCACACCGCCGATCATCATGCCCGGCTGCCACGGCTGGCCGGTGACGTTCTGGCCGAGGGCGTCGCGCAGGCGACCGAGTCCGACGTTTTTGCCCTTACCGAAGTCGAGGGCTCCGGTTTCGGTCAGGTCCAGCCAGAGGGTCTGGCGGACGGACGGCTCGGCCATGCCGGTGGCCTCACGGGCAGCGTCATCATCCACGGTCCAGTTAACGTCCAGCACAGCGCGACCGTCCTGCAGAACGCGCGGCTTGAGGGACTTCAGGATGCCCGTGAATTCCCCCTCGGGAACGGGAAGATAAGCGGTAGCATTGGCCTCGGTGGATTCGGTGTTGAGGAAGGTATCGGGATTGAAAGTGCTCATGGTAAGGCTCCAAAAGTAAAGGAAAGGAATTGCCGCTTACGGTGTGCGGCGAGGACTCGCTCCCCCGCTAGAATCATGAAAAGGATGGACAGCCTGCACTATCCACCCGCGTTTGTCAATTGCTACGCCGGAACCCGCTTCCTCCAGTTAGCGATGAGCGGAGCGAAGGTTGGCGGGATGTTGTCTGCGATGGCGAGATTCCGCGCCTTGAGATCAACGTTGGAGGTAGCCGTGGACCAGACGAACTTGTCCGCATTCCGCTTGACGTGGATGACGTCCGAGAAGAAGCGGGGAAGCTTCGGGGCGAGCTTGCGGCCGAGGGTCGAGGCCATGAGAGAGGTCCCTCCGGTCACTTCGTCCGTCTCGCGCTCGAGGTGCGAGGTGAGAACGAAGTGGCACTTGGTATCGACGCAGAGCTTGGTGAGAAGGCGTTCGAGGTTGTCGATGGCGACTCCCCAGTCCGCCATGCTCTTCACCGGCTTGCTTCCCGCGACAAGGTTCATTGCCATGATGGAGATGCCGGTCAGGGAGTCGAGGACGAGGACGCGGGACTGGTCCCACTCGTCCACAGCCCCGTAGGACTTCCCGGTGCGCTCGCAGGTGAAGTTCGACAGCCCGTTGAGAACCTTGATGAACTCCTGATACTTCGCTTTGTTGATGTCGGGGAGCTTGGTCAAGGCCTCAAAGCTCATCTTGTTGATCTTCTCGGCAGAGGCGATCATGTCGGCGAAGTCCGGACTGGCGGGAGGAATGTACATCCAGTGGAGTTTATCCTCCGGCACGTCGGCGAGGACCTCCATCCCCGGCTCCGTGAAGAGGACAAAGACTTCGAGGCCAGCATCGACGAGGGTGCGGATGGAATGGGTCTTGCCGGAGCCGGTTCCCCCGCAGAGCATGACGTTGATACCGGGAAGATTGGAAGGGACTGCTGACATGATTATCTCCATGAAAATGAGAGGGGGATTGGCGCTTGCGCGCATAACGTGCGACATTCGGATTGTAGGACGGCCAACGGCAGGTTGTCAAGGAATTCGGCGTCTACAATGTATATTGAACCGGGAATAGCGAGGGAGTTATCGTTCCTCGCTGCGCATTTCCGGCAGGGGGCTGTCCAGAAGAACCAGCGGGTGTCTGGGGTTATGATACGGCGAGCCCAGACCTCGCCGCAGTGCGGGCAGGCGAAAGCGTACGAACGGGGGGAGTGAAGCTGCCCGTGGGTATGCTCGAGCCGGATGGGGGCTGGCGCGAAGAGCTTTCCGTCGATCATCCAAGTCTGGGTGTGGGGCATGTCAGCTTCCCCCCTTCGAAAGCGGATTCCAGTTCCTCTCCTCGTAGTAGTCGTCGATCCAGCCCTCGGGATCGGGGGACTGACACAGGCGGGAAAACTGACACCCGCCGTAGGAGTTACAGGCGTGCTTGTCGAGAGCCTGAGGGTAGCGGTCCTTCCGCCAGTACTCGAGCATCCGGTGGAGGAGCTCCACGGTGTTCTCGTACCAAGTGTCGATCATCCGCTGAGGGCGGTAGGTGATGGCCTGAGCGGTTCCGTACCCTCCCTTCAGAATGGAGATTCCGCGGATGAGAACCCCTCCGACCGGAATGCCGAAGTTCTTCGCCGCCCAAGCGTAGCCCGTGAACTGACTGTCTAGGTCCCAGTTCTTGCTCCACGAGGGGCCGAGCTGGGAGGCCGTCTTGTCGTCTTCGATGTAGATGACTCCTTCGTGTTCTGCGAGCATGTCAAAACGACCGCCAAACAGAAGGGGTTGCCCAGTGGCGGGGTGAAGTACCTCTGGTATTGGCAAAGCGAAGGTAAACTCGACAGCAGGTTTGCCGTTAGCCAGAGTATAAGGACGGAATGGGTCATCTGGAAGCCTCCAAACAGTAAAGTACTCGATAAGGGCCTGGACCATCCGAGGGTAGGACTTCGCCTCGTCCTCGGGGATGTCGGCGGTTCCCCAATACTGGGTGAGCGCGTAGATCCCCGCGGCGATCGCGTCGTCCTCGGAAAGGCCCTCCCCGTAGAAGGCCTTGCGCGCGGCCTCCAGCCCCGCCGCGAAGGCTCCCCCTGCGTGGAGGTGGATGTTCGTCCCCTTGGTCGTGAGGTTGCGGAGCACGTTGTACCGCCAGTAGGTGGGGCAGCGCTTGAACCCGGAAAGGGCGGAGTTATCCACTAATTCAGGAAAACTTAATTCTTGCATCATAGTACTCCTTAGCAATTTTAGCAGCTTCTTCGTTATCCGACCCGCGGTATAAACCCCGAGACACTAAGCATGATCTACTCCTTCTTCGGTGGGATGAGACTGGCCATAAGCGCTCCAAGGTCGACCGGAGCAGCTTTGGCCTTGGTTTCCGCCTTGGCCTTTGTCTTCTCGGCGGAAGCGGTTACGCCTTGCAGACGAGCCGAGCGGTAGGACTGGATGATGCGCTTGTACTCTTCGGCGGAGAATTCTTTGCCGTCGAGCACGGCCTGACGGAGATCGTTAAGTTCCTGCGGGGATAGAATTGACATGGTTTACTCCTGGGTTGAAAGGGGGGATTTGACCTTCGTCTCGAGCCACGCGCGGAGGAGCTGCGTTACCAGCTCGGACCGCTTGCCGTACTCAGGTACTCCGCGGACGGGATCGAGAAGAAGAAGATCGACTTTCGCCGCGACATCCTCGGGGATGCTACATTTCCAGGTGACGGGCGAAATTAGATGAGGGCGACGGCCTCGGGCCATTTGGACACTCCTGATAGCGACTACGGTTGATGAGATCCTCCTCAAGGAACTGCTCAATAACCCAGAGCGCTCCGAAGATAAGGAAGACGAAAAGGATCACTCCTAAAATGATGTTGAATAGAATCTGGCCGATTCGGGAATTGAGGCGGCAAACCGCCTTGCGAATGGTTGGTTTCATGGGAGAGGGAATGGGCTAGTGACGGGAACGGGAGATGGGAAGAGCTTCGCGGAGTTCGTTGTAGATACGGGCGGCTGTGCCGCAGAGCTGGACAACCCGGCAGCGAGCGTACCCGAGGGTAACTTTGGTCTTGGTGACCTCGAAGAACGGCCCGTCCTCGTCACAGAGGGGGAGAAGCTGTTCCCACAAGCCCTCGTTCTCGCTGTACTCCTTGGCGATGGTGAAGGTCTGGGGGAGGCCGGTGAGGTAGTCCGGGGAGTTCACGCTGGCCACGGCGTAGCGCTCCCATCCACCCTCCTCGGTGGCGCAGAGGAGCAGAACGGCCGGACGCGCGGCCTGATCCCCGTAGGCTCCGATTACGAGCTTGCAATTCGAGGTCATGCCGAAGAGGGTGATGGGGAGGTTCTTAACGAGGGTTCTCATGGTAGCTCCGGAAAGAGATGGGCAAAGGAGGAAGGGACTTGCTGGTAAAGAGGGATGATGTAATAGGGGAGACGGATAAAGTACATCGAGGTCTCTCCGTGGCGTTTGGGGTACTCCCCCTTGGGGGGATACGGCCAGACGGGCTGGCGGCGTATCACCTTGCGGGAGGAGTCTAGGGTTATAATAGACCCGACTGACATGGCTAGTGCTGGAGGATAGTGTGG